CAGCGAAAGTTAGCCGTACAAAAACCCGCACACCAGGCCGATTACAAAACCAAACATCTAAATATTTGGTGTAACGAGAAAAACGCCTATTACAACGTGTTGGCATGGCAGCGGCTTTATGATCCTGCTATGAGCATTGATGATTTCCAAGGCGAATCATGCTGGATAGGCCTTGACTTAGCAAAGAAGCGCGATTTGTCTGCAAAGGTCATAGTGTTTGTCCGTCAAATAGACGGCAAGCCGCATTATTATTTGTTCACAAAATTCTATATTGCTGAATCACAAATCATCGACAACGAAAGCAAGATTCTTGCTTCAATGTTTCAGCTTTGGCAAGGCCAGGGATTTATTGATGTCTGCCCTGGTACCGAGCACGATTTCAACCGAATCAGCGATGAAATCATTGAAGATTCACACAACTTTACAGTTGAAGAAGTCCCGCATGACCCGTGGGGATCGCCTGCAATAACCAGTAACTTAATTGCTGCTGGCATGACGCCGGTAATGATCCCGCAACACGGTAGCCACTTGACTATCCCCGTCAATGAATTGGAAGCCGCTATTGATGCGGGTCGAATTCATCACGATGGCAACCCGGTTATGGCCTGGTGTATCGGTAATGTGATTGTTCACGAATACAAATCAGAGCGAAAGATGCCCGATAAGCAAGACAACGACAGCAAAATCGACGGCGCTGCCGCATTGTTTAACGCGCTGGCCCGCTGCGTTATACCAGGAGAGCCAGTTGATGATATTAACGATTTCATTATGAGTCCAATTAGCGCATGAATATCTGGAAATTCTTTGGCTTCGGCCAATCTGCAGCGCTAACGAATCGTTATGGCGTCCAAAACGGTGCGCCTGCCAGTACGCTTATCGAAGATCTGCCAGCGGTTAACGTTGACAGCTCCATGCAGATTTCTGCCGTTTGGCGGTCTGTTGAAGTTATCGCCAAGCTGATTGCCACATTACCGCTCATGGTCTACGAACAAGCCGATGGCCTACGCAAGCCCGCTCGTGGCACTGAGCTTTGGAGCATCTTACATGACAACCCAAACGGCGATATGACGCCGGTAGAGTTTTGGGTGGCTATGCTGATCAATCTTTTATTGCGCGGTAACGGTTACGCCCGCATTGACCGCAACCCCAACGGTACAGCCTTCGCACTTTGGCCCATGCCAGCCGACCAAGTGCAATTAGTACGCGAAAAAACCGGTGATATTTATTACTACCGTATCGGCAATGATTTGGCAGCATTGGCGCCAGAAAACGTCCTACACATTAAAGAAATGGGCACGGGCCGAATCGGTATGTCTCGCTTGGATTACATGCGCTCGACAACAGGCGAGATCACCAACGCCCAACGCGCCGCTAACAAATTATTTTCCAACGGCGGCAAGCCTACCGGCGTACTCATGGTTGATAAGGTGTTAAAGGCAGACCAACGCGCAGCCCTACAAGATTCTTTTAGAGAAATGGTTGCAGGCAGCACCCAACGCCTTTACGTGCTTGAAGCTGACATGAAGTTTCAACAGCTCAATTTGTCGCCTGAAGATATGCAGCTTCTCGCCACGCGCCAATTTTCAATACAAGAAATTGGCCGATGGTTTGGTGTCCCCGCCATCCTGCTCAACCAAACAGAAGGCAACACCACGCTGGGCAGTTCCAGCAGTGACATCATTGAAAGTTTCTACAAATTAACCATCCGCCCAATAATCGTGGCGTTAGAACAATCCATCACAAAACGGGTCTTAAATTCCGAGCAAAGAAGTAAATTTTCAGTTGAATTCAACATGGATGGTTTATTGCGGGCATCACTATCAGACCGCATTGAGATCTATGCCAAGTCCGTACAAAACGGCATAAAAACACGTAACGAATGCCGCCAATTAGAAAACGAACCGCCAATAACCGGCGGCGATTCCATCACCGTGCAATCAAATTTAGTCCCAATCGAGCTACTCGGCCGCATTAATAACCCAGCATCCGGCGCACAAATTAAACCAATCGCACAATAGGCAAAATAATGGATATAAAAATAGATGAGGCTTTGATTTCAAAGTTAGAAGCAAAGCCGGGAGATATATTTGTTTTGTCATTTCCGCAAAAAATAACACATGAACAAAAAATATCAGTAGATGAAGTGTGGAAAAGGCTTGTGCCAGGTACAAGGGTACTTATTTTAAGCAATGGTGAAAAGTTAAGCGTTTTAAGTGCATCTGATGCGCAAACAGACGAAGCAAGCGGGGATTAACATGCAAACAAAAACCCAAAAACTAACCGATTGCCAGATCAAAGTTAGCGCAGAAGCTGGCCGTTTTTCCGGTTATGCCTCCGTTTTTAACAGCGTTGATAGCTACGGCGATACTATCCTGCCGGGTGCCTATGCGGACACACTCAAAAACTATCAACCAAAAATGTTTGTCAACCATGATTCGTGGGAATTGCCCGTTGGCAAGTGGCTGGACATTAAAGAAGATGACGTCGGCTTATTTGTAACCGGCGAATTTACTCCCGGCATGGGCGATGCTGACAATGCTTACGCTGCATTAAAGCACGGCACGATTGATGGCCTATCCATCGGCTATGTATTGCAGTCTGCAGACTCAACCCCCCGCACTGAAAGTATGGACGGTGGGCAACTGATCACCCGAGTATCACGACTGATTGAAATATCAATCGTTACCTTCCCAGCCGACAACGGCGCACGCATTAGCAGCGTCAAGTCAGAGATAGAAAAACTAGAAACCATCCGAGATTTTGAGCGCTTCTTGAGGGACTCAGGCAGCTTTTCAAAGGGCACAGCCACACAGCTGATTGCTCAATGCAAAACGATATTTGGTGCGGGAGAGCCGCCGCCACACATCGACGTAACAAAACTTACTGCAAGAATCCAGCAACTTAACCAAAAACTACAGGCTTAATCATGAAATTATCCAGAATAGCAACCGTTTTAATCATCTCCATCGGCTTAGCCTTAGCCTTTTTCGGCATCGCCGAAGCAGGCGCTTTTGTTGACATGGGCAGCTTTGCCTTTGCTGCAGACAGCAACCCATTATTGCCCGGCTTGGCCTTAGCTGGCATCGGTAACATTGACGATGCCATGAAGCCGGTCATGACCGCACTCGATGGCCTTGAAGCCAAGATGACCAAATACGCTGAAAAAGCCGACTTGGAAGCCAAAGAATCCGGAAAAGTATCAACAGAAACAAAATCAGCAATCGACGCACTTGGCATTAAACAACGTGAATTAGCAGACGAAATCCTGCAAATCAAACAACGCAGCTCAACGCATAGCGAAGCAGATGCTGTCGAAAGCATGGGCCAACAATTTGTAAAGTCAGACCGTTACGCTGATTTTGTCGGTGGCGGCTTATCAAAAATGCGCCTTGAGTTAAAAAACACCGTTACTAATACCGTCGGTAATAGCTTTTCAGAGCGTCAGCCCGGCATCGTTAGCGGTTCAGCGCGTATTTTTACGCTTGAACAATTGTTGACTACCTTGCCAACCAGATCCAGCTCAGTTGATTACGTAAAAGAAAACGTCTTTACCAACTCAGCTGCAGAAGCCGCCGAAGGTGCAGCAAAGGCTGAGTCCAGCATCACGACCACATTAGTCTCTGAGCCGGTCGCCACCATTGCGCATTGGTTAAAAATATCAAAACAATTGGCCGCTGATAATGCAGCGCTGGCGGCTTACATCAACACCCGTTTGGTTTACGGCGTCAATTTGCGCGTAGAAAACCAAATCATCCAGGGCACAGGTGTGGCGCCAAACATCTCCGGCTTTACCAAAGCGGGCAACTTTACTGCCCACGGTTACACAGCAGCATCATTGGCTGCATTAGGTTTGCTTAACAACAGATTTGACCTAATCGGAAAAATGTTAGGCGATTTAATGGCGGCAGATTACCCAGCCGATGCCATCGTGTTAAACCCAGGTGACTGGTGGACAATCCGCTTGGCTAAAGACTCACAAAACCGTTACATCTTAGGCGATCCAGGCACCAACGTTGCACCAAGCTTGTTCGGCGTACCGGTTGTAGCCTCCAACGCGGTAACAGTTGATAACGTGCTGGTTGCCTCACTTGCTCAAGCGGCAACATTCTACAACCGCGAAGGCGTCACTGTTGAAATGTCCGACTCTGACAGCGACAACTTTACCAAAAACCTCATCACTGTCCGCGCTGAGCGCCGCGCATTACTTGCGGTTGAGCGTCCTGCTGCGGTGCGTTATGGCGATTTAACCCCAGCTTAAACCATCAGCCAGTCCATGGATGGACACCCCCTATTTTAGGAGCGCGACAAAATGAAAATTGAACTATTAGGTATGGCAATCACCAGCACCTACGGCACATTAAATACCGGCGATGTTGTTAATGTCAGCGATGAATTTGCAGATCATCTTGTCAACGACTTGAAGGTGGCAAAAAAATGCAAACTTATTGAAAATATCAACCCAGTTGACCCAGTTGACCCAGTTGACCCAGTTGACCCAGTTGAAGCAGTTGAAGCAGTTGAAGCAGTTGAAGCAGTTGAAGCAGTTGAAGCAGTTGAAGCAGAAAAACCCGCGCCAAGACGCAACCAAAAAAACACCACTGAAGCTGCCGAGGGTTAACCGATGACGATACGTTTTTTGCAGCAATGGAACGGCTATGACGATCAAGATATTGTTGATTTATCAAGGACTGAGGAGCTGCGTCTAGTAGGTCTTGGGTTAGCTAAATTTGACATTTATGCAGAATGGTCAGAAGGCATTTCAATTTTATCCCCAAGCGGCGGAGATGACACGCCACAAATTGTTGCAGCGCTTGCCAACAATCGCGGCGTCGTTAACTTAGGCCCTGGACGCTTTAAATTATTAACTCCATTAGTTGCTGAAGGTATTGTTAATTGGCGTAAAAATTACAATGTTGTTTATGGCTGCAAAATTATCGGTGCTGGCATGGGTGCGACAGCAATTGACACGTCCGGTATCGATCAAACGCTATTAAAAATCCACGACAGATACAAAATTATAGGTATAACCAACGCCTCGCCTGCTGTTGTCACACTTGATGCGTCTACTCCACTACCATCCGGTGCGAACTGGGAAGCGGGAGAAATACGAGCGATTGACGGCACAAAAATATGGTTTCAAACACCTGAATCAACGGTTGCGCTAACTAACTCAATGCAATCAATAGACGGCATCAGTAGCGCGTCAACTAACGGCTATTTCATCAAAAAATTAACTACAACTACGTTTGAAGTTTACACAAATACTGGACTATCGACGCCGCTTGATCTTACCTCGACAGCGCTACACGGCTCGTTTGGCACCGAGGCAGTAGCTGAGCCAATGGGTTCGGTGAATTGGAATACCTCTTTATCGTGGAATATGTTCCGTTATTACGGTAACTACAATTATACGCCTGCGATTAGGTTTGTTGGCGCAGAAACAGCCACGAATGACCGCAACGTACAAATGAATGTCGAAATGCGTGATTTAACGATCACGAATCTTGTCGATGACGACCATCCTGTAGGCTGGAATTACAATGGCGTGGGCGTTGCCATTGAAAACAATTTGACCACAGGCACTGGCGGCAATGCTGATACCAGGACTTGTCAAAACACCCATTTCACAAATGTCAAATTTGACGGCTTTAGAATGGCTGGAAACTTTGACGATTGTACGAATATCCTATTTACTGGGGTTGATTTTCAGGGTAACCATATGGCGTGTGGGGCTGGATATGTCTTTGACATTATCACGTTTTTACAATGCAGATTTGGCGATGATCGGTTTTTGGCTAATGCTCAACGACAACAGGTTTTACAAATACCTCCAGTTTACTATGCTCCGCAAAACACCTATTACCCAGCGCCGGGCCGTGTGCAGTCGATTACGTTTCAAGATAATTGGTTTATGGGTGTCCATGACGTGGCTGGCGATACTAACTCAGATGAAATCGCATTTGTCGGCACAAATTATTTCGAGCAGCTTAGAACGGTAGCTCAGAATTTTAACGGATTGATGCTATCGTCACGCGGTACCCAATTTTCAGATCATCGTTTTGGAATTAATCTAAAAAACAATGAAGTGATTTTTGGTGCAGCAAACGAACTTGTACTTGAGGAAAATATAGGCAAAGGTACGCCAAAATTTGGTTGGGCAGCAGTAGTGCATAACAACTCAGACGAAACAGCAAGGACTAATCTTAGGTGGAAAAACAACCGATTAAAAGCCAGCCCCCCTACGGGAGGAACACAAGATAAAGGCCACATCCGGTTTAATTTTTACGATGGAGTAACTTCACAAGCCTCGCGCTATCTGCTCTTAAGCGATAACAACACAACAGGCACAAACAATTATAACGGACG